GGAACAAACATGGACAGGTCAGGACGTTGTTTCTGGCCTTCCAGTCATACCAACCTGTCCTAGTTGGTACATAATGATTTTTTAGACTACCGCGCATTCTTTTTATTGAATCAAGTCACCCCTGAGTTAATTGAGCAACAAATAAGCCTTGAAAGAGAGGCGATGAGACATGGCTTGAAATCCCTACGGGACGACACCATGAAGGCTGAGAATCGAGAGTATGCATCCAATTCTTTATACGGAAGGGCATCAATCAAAGCTGTCCTTCCAAAGGTCACACAGCGTATCTCAGACACCACTGATCGCATCTACAGAGGAACCAATGGTCCTTTGTTCAAGGAGATAAGAGAATTCCTCAACCCTCTTGAACCATTAGCAGCTGCTTCAATTGCACTTAAGATCACTTTCGACAAGGTGTTTGGATACAGACTTGATAGTGGTGTCTTACAGAATGTTGCTGATGCAATCAGTCTGGCAATAGAAGCAGAATGCAAGATGAGGTACTACGAACGTGTGGCACCAGGAATCTTAAAGAGGATCAAAGAGGATTATTGGCATAGTTCATCTGGTACTGGCCAAAAATTAAGGACAGTTACAACACTGATGAACCGCAAGGATATACCTCCTTGGAAACCATGGAATAGGTCATTACGATCTAAACTTGGTGTCTGGTTACTTGATTGTGTTGTATGTTCTACGGGTTACTTTACGAAACTAACTCAAGCGAAGAGTAAACGAAGAAAAGAGACGTATATCGTCCCTACATCTGAGTTTTCTGACATCAAAGATCAGCTCATGAAACAAGCTGAGTTGTTCTCTCCTGCAGTGTGGCCAATGCTTGTACCACCTAAACCATGGAGCAATACAGAGAAAGGAGGCTTTCTTTTAAATGAGCTAATGGAAGGTCATAGCATGGTCAGACGAGGTACGTCATGTATACAGGGCCAAACTCCTATTGACTTCCTGAACCATATTCAACGTACTAGCTACGTCGTCTCGAAGTTCATTCTTGACGTTGCTGAAGTACTTGAAGAAAGACAGTATTCAGTAGGTAAGTTTGTCCCTATACTAGAAACACCTCTCCCTAACAAACCACTAAACATCGACACTGATAAATCAGTAGAGATGGAATATAGGAGAGCTGCTGCTAAAGCACATGATCAAAATGCACAGGCTTTCAAACGTTCATGTCGTACAAGACATACGTTAGAAGCTGCTCGTCGGTTTAAAGATTATGATCGATGGTATCTCTGTTGGAGCCTGGACTATAGGGGTAGAGCATATCCTCTACAACCATATCTTTCGGTTCAAGATACAGACTTTGGTAAAGCGTTAATTCGTTTTGCTGAACCTGCATTCATGACACCTGAAGCAGAAGGTTGGCTACGATTCATGTGTGCTACATGTTATGGCAAAGATGGATTAGATAAATCCACAATGCAAGAACGATTAGATTGGACTAAGAATAATCACAGTCTAATCACACGTGTAGCTACTGATCCAATTGGAAATATATCTGATTGGGAAACAGCTGATGAACCATGGCAATTCTTAAGTGCTTGTGAGGAATATCATGCTACTTGTATTGAATGTAGCCGTCAATATACTTCGTTAATGGTTGCTACAGATGCAAGTTGCTCTGGCATTCAAATTTTGTCTGGGTTATCTCGTGATAAATCAGCTGCTTCTCTTGTAAATGTAGTACCTTCTAGTAAACCTCAAGACGCATATAAGGTTGTAGCTGATAAGGCTAAGCCAAATATTCCAGAACATTTACATGAAGTTTGGGATAGAAAATGCGTAAAGAGAGTAGTAATGACCCTACCATATTCGGCAAAAGAATACTCAAACAGACATTATGTACGAGATGCTTTAGAAGAAAAGGGTCTGAAAGTAACAAAAGAAGATATCAACACTACTGTTAAGGCCGTTCGGGCTGCAATGGATGAGGTTTTACCTGGTCCGATGAGAGTCATGAAATGGATTGAAGAAGAAGTAGCTAAAGCAATAAAAGCTGGTGCAACTGAACTTACGTGGACAACTCCTTCTGGTTTTGTAGTAGTTCAACGTCTAATGAAAAGCAAGTATGAAAGAGTTACTTTGCAATTGTTAGGTAAAGTCAATATGAGAGTAGCTACAGGTGATAGCGATGAGGTTGATATAAATCACCATAAAAATGCTACTAGTCCTAATCTTATTCATTCTTTAGATAGTTCTCTACTACATCTATGTGCAATCCGATTTAATGCCCCAATCGCACTGATTCATGATTCAGTGTTATGCCGTGCTACAGACATGAGCAACCTGTCCACTTTAGTACGTGAGACATACATGCACTTGTTTGCTGAGCATGATTATCTACGGGACTTTGCTGACTCAATTGGAGCAGAAACTAAACCACCAATCATTGGTGATTTATGTCCAGAGACAGTTATTCATTCCACCTATTTTTTCTGTTAACTAACCACCTATGACACGTAACGTTTTAAAAACTGAAGAACCAGTTGTACTTGAAGGCTTTCAAGCTTGTTTTAAACCAGGTAAATTTGGTACTTATAATCTTGAGACTACTATTGATCAAAAACTAATTGATGTACTTGAACAGGAAAGGATTGAACTATTGAAATGGTGTTTGTCAAAAGTCAAAAACCCTAAACGTGCAATTGCAAAACTGGAGCCATGGGAAGAAGTATCTGATGGTAAATACAAAGTTAAGTTCTCATGGAATGAAAAAGACAAGCCACCTTTCGTTGATACTGAAGGTACGCAGATTACTGATAAAGATACTCCTCTTTATTCTGGCTCTAAAGTCAAGGTTGGTTTCTACCAAAAACCGTATGTTCTACAAGATGGCATCACGTATGGTACAAGTCTCAAGCTCCTTGGTGCTCAAGTTATTAGCGTTAATGGACAAGCTGGTATCGATTCTGGTGATCTCGGCTCTGAAGAAGTAGCATCTATGTTCGGTACAACTAAAGGCTATAAGATAGCAGAACCTAATGTTGTACCAAAACCTGACGAGGATGCAAGTGATGATGATGACTTCTGAAAGTATAATGACTTTGATGAAATGTACGACCACTACATACATGACAAACGTAAATGGCATTTCGATCAGGACTTGAAGAACGAGTTGCTGATCTCCTTGTTGAATTAGGAGTGAAGTATGAGTATGAATCTACAAAGGTTCCGTATACAATCTCATATAACTATACTCCTGATTTCCTTTTGCCAAATGGCATATACCTAGAAACAAAAGGATATTGGGACGAAAAAGATAGACGGAAAATGCGGAATGTTAAACAACAACATCCTGAACTTGATATCCGTATGGTCTTCCAATCACCATTCAATAAAATCAGTAAACGATCAAAAACAACGTACGCTAAATACTGCGAACGTTTAAATATTCCATGGTCAAGTTATGCAAACATACCCCTTGACTGGCTCATCTGAATCAACGTTTGTACGACACTTACCTTGCAGTGCATGTGGCTCATCTGATGCCAACAGTTTGTACTCAGATGGAAATATGTTTTGCTTTAAGTGTCATACATATACTTTTGGCAATCAATCTAATGTCGTTCACAGTCACCATGTGAAAACTATCCAATTAACAGGTCAAGCACTTGATCTAAAAAAACGAAACATCTCTGCTACAACATGTGAAAAGTTTAAAGCTTACACTGATGGAGATCTTTTAAAGTTCTACTACTACAACAAACAAGGCCAGTTACTTGGTGCAAAAACCAAGACCAAACAGAAGGAATTCCGTTATGAGGGAGAAACTGATGGTGGTCTATATGGTATGCACCTCTTTAAAGCAGGTGGCAAGCGTGTTGTAGTAGTTGAAGGAGAAATGGATGCACTAGCTACGTGGACCGCTCAACCTGGGTGGCCAGTAGTTTCAATCCAAAACGGTGCGGGCTCAGCAAAAAAGGCTATTCAAAATAACTTTGAATGGCTATGTAAGTTTGAAAAGGTAGTGTTGTTCTTTGATAATGACACAGCAGGTAAGCAAGCTGCAACAGAAGCTGCCAGTGTATTACCACCAGGTAAAGCTTACATAGGCTTCCTTGATAATTACAAAGATGCGTCTGAAGCTTTAATTGCCAATGACACTGAAGCAATACGTGGTGTATGTAATTACAACCACGAACAATACAGACCTGACGGGATTGTTGATGCTAAGCAGCTATTAGATCTCGTATGTACACCTACACCACCATCAGATCATGACTACCCATTTCAAGGATTACAAACAAAGTTACACGGGATCCGGCTGGGAGAGCTTACAACGATTACTGCAGGGTCTGGAATCGGAAAATCCACGTTTCTACGGCAGTTGTGTGCTGGACTTCTTGATAAAGGAGAACGGTGTGGCTTCCTGGCGCTTGAAGAATCTAACCGTCGCACGGCACTTGGATTAATGAGTGTAGCGGTGGGTAAACCATTGCATATGGGTGAATATGAAAGACCATTTCTTGTTGATCTATTCGATAAAACAATTGGTGCTTGGGACCTACATCTTTACGATGGCTTTGGTTCTTACGATCCCAATATTATCTATGAGCGTATTGAGTATATGGCAAGCGCTCTTGAAACCCGTGTTGTGTTCCTTGATCACCTCAGCATCCTTTTGTCAGGATTAGATGGTGATGAACGGCGCATGATAGATCAAACAATGACCAAACTTAGATCACTAGTAGAACGAACAGGTATCGCATTATTTCTTGTATGTCACACAACAACACCACCTAATGGACAATCACATGAAGAAGGAGGAAGGGTTCAATTGCGCTCACTTAGAGGATCCAGAAGCGTGGGCCAATTGTCAGATTGCGTCATTGGATTGGAACGCGACCAGCAGAGCGGATCTGAACGAGATGCTACGACAGTGCGAATCCTTAAAAATCGCTATTCAGGTGAAGTTGGCGAAGCATGTCAATTGAAATACGACTTAGAAAAGTGCAAATTCTATGAAATTGAATCAACAACAGACTTTGATCCAGCAACAGATTTTTGAAGCTGAACGTGAGTATTACTCCCAATTAAAAAAACCAAATCCACCAACTGAATACCAAGTTAAAAAAGCACAATTTGTAGACAAGACTTATGTCTGGAAGCACGCTGGTCTTTGATATTGAAACTGACGGCTTACTTGCTCAATGCAAAACAATTCATTGTCTAGGTATTTATGAAATTGAAACAGATCAACTCGTTATGTACAACGATGAGGGTAACTCTGAGCCAATCTCTCGCGGTGTTCAAAGGTTACAGGATGCGGATTGCATTATCGGGCATGGCATTATTGGTTTCGACATCCCTGTTATTCATAAACTATACCCTTGGTTTAGTGACCCTGGGATCGTGGTTGATACTCTTCTACTTTCTCGTTTGTACCATCCCAACATGATGAAATTAGATCATCAGAGAAGTATTAAAGGGATGCCACTTCAACTATATGGCCGCCATAACTTGGAAAGTTACGGCTATAGGTTAAACGAATTTAAGGGATGCTTCTCTAAAACAACCGATTGGCAACAGTGGTCCCCTGAGATGGAAGAGTACTGCGCCCAAGATGTACGACTAACCACCAAACTATGCAAGTATTTCGAACCTTACCTGATTGGGTCAAGCTAGAACACGAGGTTGCAAAACTATTAACCAAACAAGAACTACATGGATGGTATTTTGATGAACAAGCTGCATGGAAATTTGCATCTTCTCTCAGAGTCGAGCTTGAAGAAACTCATAGGCTATTACGTCAGCGGCATCCTTTCATCAGAGGATCAGAGTTTACTCCTAAGCGAGATAACAAAACATCCGGATACATAAAGGGTGCCACATTTACCCGTCAAGTTCAGTTCAATCCGACATCAAGAGATCACATAGCATGGATATTAAAACATCACTACGGCTGGCAACCGAAGATCATGACGACTACTGGAAAACCTGTCATCGACGAAGTCATCCTAAAGACTATCGACTCACCGTTTGCCACGATGTGTCTGAAGAGCTTGGATTTAACGAAGACACTGGGGATGATATCCGAAGGCGTGAACGCATGGCTAAAGCTTGTTACTGCGAATAGTCGGATACACCATCACTGCTCAGTAGCTACAGCCACATCGCGTTGTGCTCACCGATCTCCAAACCTTGGCCAAACAAAAAGTGATCCAAGATGTAGGGCTTTGTTCTTACCTTCACCTAATCAAGTAATGGTTGCGGCTGATCTTTCAGGGGTCGAATTAAGAATGCTCGCACACTATTTAGCGAGGTTCGATAATTCTCGATACGCCAACATTCTCCTAAACGATGACATTCACCAAATCAATGCAGACAAGATTGGCATCTCTCGCAAACAAGTTAAAACAGTTACCTATGGATTTCTATATGGTCAAGGCGCTGCGGGCATCGGGGCATCCTTCGATGATACGTTGTCCCCAGAAAAAGCCAAGGCCAAAGGTCAGGCTATTAGCAAAGCGTTTATTGAAGCGATTCCTGGACTTGGGGACTTATTAAAAGCTGTCAAAGGAAAAGTAGAACAGCATGGTTATATCCGTGCTATTGATGGGCGTAAGATTCCAGTAGATAAACCTTTCAAAGGTCTTAACTACTTACTCCAATCATCCTCTGCGATTTTGGCGAAGCGTTGGATGCTCATCAATCAACAACACATTAATGAACTTAAGCTTAGTTGTAACCAACTAGCATTTATACATGACGAATTGCAATTTGAATGCCAGCCAGGAGACGCCAAAGACTTGGCTTCATCCTTGGTACTTAGCAGTACAGAAGCTGGTGAATACTACGGACTCAGATGTCGAATTGACGCTGAAGCAAAACAAGGCTCCAATTGGGCAGAGACACACTAATGAAACTACTACTTGATGCTGATTTCACAGTCTATAAAAACTGCGCTAGTGCGGAAGATGAGATTGACTTTGGTGATGATGTCATCATGGTGGTCAGTAGATTCAGTGAAGCCTATAACAATGTAAGAAATGAAATAAATAGAATCAAGGCTAATTATTTATGGGATGTACCAGAACTAATTCTTTTCTTTAGTGACTCTGTTAATTTTCGGAAGAAAATTTATAGCGATTACAAGGGAAGCCGTCAACGTAAAAAGCCTTGTGGATACAAACGTGTCATTAATAGACTAAAGGAAGAGTATCAGGTTGTCATCATGCCAGAGCTTGAAGCTGATGATGCAATGGGTATCTATGCAACAACTAATCCTAATTGCATTGTTTGTAGCCCTGATAAGGATTTACGTCAAATCCCTGGACGTCTCAATACCCTTTCTGAAACACTAGTTATTAGTGAAGAAGAAGGTTACAAATGGTGGCTCATTCAATCATTAGCAGGCGACCAAACAGATGGCTATGCCGGAGCACCAGGATATGGTGTGAAGACAGCAACTAAATACTTAGATGCTAATGGTTATACATGGGAGTCGATTGTTGAAGCGTATAAATCCAAAGGTTTGTCTGAGGATATTGCTTTGATGAATACTCGTCTAGCAAAAATTCTTACGGCAAATGATTATGACACAACAAAAAGAAAACCTATTCTTTGGTCCCCCAATTCCAGTAGTAACACTGACAATGGAACAGGATCTAAAGATGCGTCAGATAACTGATGCTTTACCTAACGCAGATAAAGAAGACATAATCACAGTTTTTCTTGCACTGCAAAGACAATGCTTTGTACTATCTAACAACATCTCTCAATTAGTAAAAACATGGCCTACTATTCACCCCCTTACTACACCCGAGGATCAATTGAATGCTGGGATGCAATCAGAGACTGGGAACTAAACTATCATCTTGGTTGTGCAATTAAATATATTTGCCGTGCCGGTCACAAAAGTACTGCTACAAAGACTTCCGACATCAAAAAAGCTATCCACTATCTTGAAAATGAATTACAAAACACATTGCCAGACGCAAAGCCTAATGGATATGGCGGAGGAATTCCGAGCAGCATACTCATTGGAGAAGACAGCAATGACGACCCAGAAATCTTTGATCGATGAAGAGTATCAAGAGTTTTGTAAGGCTTTTCTACATGAGGGATTTGAAGAGCAACTAAAAGAATTGGCTGACCTTGTATATGTCTGCTATCAATACGCTGCTGCTAAGGATTGGGACCTTGACGAAGCAATGAAGCGTGTTCATAAATCTAACTTGTCAAAACTAGATGAGGATGGACAACCTATCCGTCGTCATGACGGGAAGATTTTAAAAGGACCCAATTATGCACCACCACTACTTACTGATTTAACTAATGACTGAACTAATATCTCGTACCGGTCGTGTCCAGTCATGGATTGACGAACCTGATGGCCGATTGCCGGTCAGCTGCACAATTCACGTGCCAGAAGATTCTTTTGATGGACCTGATGGTTTAAATTCATCATTCAAATTTGTGACTCATGGAC